AACCGCGGTTTCCCTTATTTTTATATCAAAATCATTCACATACAACGCCAGTTTGTTTCTGATTATCTCAAGATATTCTTCTGGAATTTCTCCATATAGATTTGACATGAATCCGTTCACAAATTTTTCTCTCATAAAAAATACCCTCCTTTTGGGTTCACAAAGGGAGAGTACTATGTTATAATATACCCGTACCCTTCGTGGTGCTTGGGCTGAACTTTTTGATTGGTAGTCGGGAGTTCAGCCCTCCTTTTTTGTTACGCATATTATAACATGCCCCATGTGAAATGGGTATCTTTTATTCGGTTTTTTCCTTAAAATTAATTAACTAAAGCGAAACAAAGCGTACTTTCCATAAGTCCCCGTTCATATAGAATTGTCTTAGCATGGTTTATCACCATCCTTTTCAAATTAAATCAAGCTCTTTGAATACTTCAAAAATCTTTGGAGATTGAATTGCAAACCAGTCAACAGTAGTTTCGTCATGTCCGAACTGTTCTGTATGTTGCCAATTACACTGCAATCCGCTTTCCGACAAGAATGCATGAATAATTTCATGCCTCAACTGTTTTTTCTGTAAGAAATCAAAATCTCCAACATTATTCGCATTGTCTATTCTAATGACAATTTCTTTTGATGTATTGTCTGTATAACCATCAACATCTGCATTTTTTAATTCTTTCGGAATAATTCTGTAATCCGTTCCAAGAACATTTATTTTGCATTTCTCCATAATCAATCTCCGTAATTAAAAAGTCCCTGTCACATTTCTGCAACAAGGACTAAATTTAATTCTTATTTGTTAATTCATCTGCTGTATCAGACGGGTCAGATCAGTTCTTATCTGCTGTTTGAGATTCGCATCTGCATCCGACCACATTTCAGACATCGTGCGGATGACATCTTGTGTATACTCTTTCATGGACTCGTCCATTTTTCTCTTGGATTCTGTATCATTGGAATCGTGGTAATGCCTGCGATTTTCACTGTATCTGTCGTAGGTTTCACCGTATCTGGACTGCTTATGGTTCATTCCATCCATCTTCATATCACTACGGTCTGGATGATAACCCATGCGGTACATATTACGTTCAAACTCTGGATTGTTCAGATACTCGTCCATCCAGTCATCATCTTCCATGTACAGATATGGTTTATATCCCATACGACTTCCTTTGCCTTTCGGGGCAAATCTGCCGTTTGCGTAACGATACCTGTCATATCCCATGCGTCCAAGATACTTCTCTTCCTGTTCGCATTCGTCCATAGCTTCTACGATTCTGTAATCTTTATCTGCACAAATCGCACACTTTACGGATTCCATGCAGTCCTTCAGATCGTCCCAGTCTTGAGCACTGAGATTATCGAAGCCATGTGTCTTGGCTTTTTCCATAGCCCATTTTCCCATTTCCATTGCAACTTTATGCATTACAGTGCCCCCTTTCTAACAGCCTGTGTAACAGGTGTATCTGCTGTTGGGGCTGTACCATTAATTGCTGTCAAATTGTTACTCGGACTACAAGCCGGATTCCCTAACATCTTGAATACTCCGCCGGTTGCATTTGTAGCTACTCTGGTTGCGTACTTCGTTCTGGTTCTTACGCCACAAGCCGTAACCTGTGCACAGCAACGATTCTGTAACGGATACAGGGTTGTTCCCGTTCCTATTTGAATCATCACCGGAGCGTTAATCGTAGTGGTTTCTGGTATGCTCTGTGCAATCACAATGCAATATTTTTCACCATTGTTATAACTACCTGCTGGAAGTGTAATCACAAGATTACCACCAGTAAATGCAACAGCTTGACTTATCACAAGACGATTGCAGAGCTTACAAACGTTTTTACAACTCATACTTCTACCTCTCAATCAAATAAGAGGTGAGCCACAACCCACCTCTTAGAATTAGTCAACCTCTAAGGGTGAGTTACTTAGCAGCAACCATTGCTGTATCCGTTGCATCCACCGTAATAGGTGTTTGGATTCGGAACAACGTATGCCGGGATAGCTGCCGGATTGATTGCATTAATGAGCTGCTGTGTCTGAGATGCCATTGCAGTTGTAAGAAGTGCGCTCTGGCGGTCCTGAGAAGCAGCACGTTTCAGATCAGAGTTCTCTGCCTGTAATGTTGCAAGCTTATCATTTGTCAAGAAATCAAGAATTGCTCTTGTGTTACTGTTCTGGTTTTCCAGAAGGTCTCTGGTGTTGTTGTTCATTGCGTTCTGAAGTGCACAAGTGTTGGTTGCCAGGTTGTAGTTGATACCCTGGATAGCTTCCTTTGTTTCACAACAGCAATTTGCTAACTGAGACTGTAATGCATTGGTATTCTGCATACCGGCTACAGTATCAGCATTGATTGCCTGTTGAACGCCATTGAAGCCCTGAAGCATTCCAACGTTCACGCCGTTGAAACCACTCTGCATGGTATTGTTGAGTGCATATGTGCTGTCGCAGATGCCCTGCTGAATACCTCTGATACCGTTTTGGATATCGTTAAGAGCGAAGCTCTCGTTGATATCGGCACGCGTAGCCCATCCTTGGAAGCCGGCACCGTTCGCACCATTACCGCCGAAGCCACCGCCCCAGCCGCCGAAACCTCCCCATCCGAAGATTGCGAAGATCAGTACGAGCCAAATAAGTGAAAAACCATCGCCGCCCCACATGTCATTGGCACGGTTATTAGAGCCTGTAGCAGCTGCAATGTCGCTAAGACTGTAATTAGAACCATTCATCATGTTTTTAGTCTCCTTATAAATTATTTACAATAGGAGACATCCGCGGCTGTCATCCCAAATTGTAGCGATTTTAAATCACCCAATCATGGGGAAGTGTTATAATCCAAGGAATTTCTGGATAATTCCATCTGGTGATAAGTGCTTTTCGTTAAATACATTTTGCTGAATTTGATGTAACTGGTCTGTATCACCTTTTTTGTATAAATCCAAAGCATTTTTTAATGTTGGATTATTCCCTGCAAATTTACTCATGTCGTTCATCATGTTATCAACGCTTCCGAACCTCTGAGAAATCATTTTTTCAACTTGCTTTTGCATCATGGCATTTGGATTGAAATTCATCTCTGCTTACCTCCGTTCTGCTGCTTGGCTTCCGGTGTTACCGACATTTGTGTCGGGAACATGCTCTTTATTTCAGAAATCTCAGAACAAACATCGTTCCGAAGTTGATTAAACATAGCTTCAATGTCAATCTGTTTCTCTTCTGATTTCGGTTGCTGTTGTTCGTCTGGATTTAAAAGTCGGTAAACAAAAATTCTGCTTCTTCCGTCTGCCTGTAGTTGCTTTTTGTATATTTCTGTACCATCTGTTTTTGGATAATAGACAGGATTTCCGGTCATATCCACATCCTTTGCTTTTACAGTGTCGATTCCGTCAACCATCTGTCCCGGAAGTCCGGGAATCTGTGGCATCTGCTGTACCGGTTGTTGCATTTGTGCCTGCCCATAAGGTATTGTCTGTTGGTAGTTGTTCTGCAACTGTGTCAATCTATCTTGATACGGTTGTACCGGTGTTTGCGGGTATGGATTCAATGGTTGCGGATAATATGGATAAAATGCCATAGTGTGTTCCTCCCATCTCTGTAAGCTTTTCTCTATGCTTACATTATATGAGAGAAACCTAAGTATTTGAACGACACTATTTCGCCATATTTTCGCCATGATACAAAGAAAAGCCCCGATAATACATCGGGGCAACTTTAACAATCTTCTTTTTTACTTTTCGGTTTATGCGGTCAATGGTTCTTGGACTATACCCCATAATCTCTGCTGTTTCAAACAACGTCTTTTCCTCATAAACTCTCAATCGAAAAAATTCTTTTTCTCGGGAATCAAACCCGGATTCGCTTAGATAAAACTTTCTTTCATCTTCTGAAAAATCTGTATAATTCATAATCCCACCGCCTCCCTTACAAGTGGAATTGCTTATTATGCCGGAAAGATACCGCTTAATGCAAACCCTACAATAGCCCCGATCACAGCCGTGATAACGCAAACAACAATCGTGTCGTAGCGTTTTGCCGGGGCTTCCATGAGGGATTTTAAATTATCATTCATTTCATCCACTGTATCTTTTATGTGCCCGAGATCATTGTTGTAAAGAACGATTTTGGTCTCAAGCGCATTGATACGTTCAAAAAAAATTCCGTCACGTTTAGAGTGCTTCTCTTTCATTTCGCGAACAACTTTTTCCAATTCTTCTAAGCGGTGTTCGTTAAAACAATTCTGTTCACATCCCATCGCTACTCTCCTTCACTCCCATTACATTTTTTTGTACTTCTTCCCACCTCATAATGAAGTACCCCAGCAACGCCTGGGAGGAAATGCGTCACGTTCTCAACCTGCTTTTTCTGTCAGATTCCTCTGGCAAAGGGAAAAACGCCGTGATTGACAAATATCTCTGTCTCAGAGTTCCATCCTGCATTTACAGAATTTTCCGAATGAGATGTTTCAAACTCAACTCCCTGTTTCACAAGAAAATAAAGAGCCAAATCGAAAATACAATCATAGCATTTGTCCATATCTTTATTGATGTTTTCTTCCGTATAACTCTCAGGATAATTGCGTTTTTTCTGGAATGACCGAATAGCTCTTTTGACCGCTAAAGGAATCATCCTTGCGGTCAGTTCATCACCTTCCAGATATGTTGTCAGATCGCTTGTAAGCTGTTCGTCCATACCGTTTCACCTACCCTTGCTGTGATATAATTTCTGATATGATACCAGCCTTGTTTGTGGAAGTCAGGGCATAACCATTGTCACTTGCAAACTGTCTCAGTTGAGCCACAGTCATACTGGACAGCTCGTTTTCTGTATACTTGTGTGTAACACTTGCTACAGGCGGTGACTGGCTGTTTTCATCAAGGCTATGCCCGCTTATTCCCCCTTTGTACCGATAACGATACCGCCATTGGCTTTCGGCGCTACCGGAATAAACATACCGGATGCTTTTGTCCAAACAGCAACGGGATCCTGTGTAGCCCACATGGAAAGAGTAACAAAAGAGCGATTCTCTTCCTGGATGAACTGTCTGTATTCATTCTCTTCCGGTGTTGGTCCCCAAAGTCCAGTACCGAAGGAACCGCCTGCATCAGCTTCGTAGAGAGTGAACACATCCTCTTTGAAGTATCTTCCAGTCATCAGAGTTCCGTCTGCTTTTCTGTAACGGAATTTCTCATCACAGCGACCAACAGTGATTCCGTACTCCTGCATGAGCAGATTTGCAAGCTCCTGTCTGGTAAGGAGACGTTTATTCGCAGCTCCCAGAACAGCTGTCTGCATAGCTGTGTTGTTTCTCATGTAGTTGATCATCTTCAGAGATGTGACTGCATTTGTTACTACGTATCCAGAATCCTCGGCTACAGTTACCATTTTCTGAATATCGCCCATGATATCTGCGTCTGCTGCGGACCAGTTGGTAAGATCAACCTTTGCATTACTTGGCACGCCATAATCGATATTCATTTTCACATTGTTTTCATCAATTTTTACCATACCGGTTGAAAGGAATTGGCCTTTCATGATGTTTGCCCTTCCAACAACACCTTCAAACAGGTTTGTCGCATCGTCAAAAACAAAGTTTGTAAGAGTTTCGTCGTCCGGAACACCATTTTCGATAGCTTCCTGGAGACGCTCTGACTGATTGATTTTCCTCTTGATAAAGAGTTTTTCAGTCAGAACTTTCTCAAATCCTGGTCTGGAGCCGATCTCTGCTTCAGTATCGAGTGCATGAACGAACGCTACCTCCGGCAGTCGTTGTCCAGCCATAAGTCTGTAATATTCGGCTTTCCAAAACGGTGTCTTTACATCCGGGAAAATGGTATCGAGAATACCAGGTCTTGCCACAGAAAAATTCTGAGCAAAATTCAATCTTTCTTCTGCTGTGATAGCTTCTAATACATTGTATGGCATATTGGCTATACCTCCTTAAAATACTGGGTCTGTTGTGGTTACAAAAACAATTCCCTGCGCGGTAAGCTCTGTTTTTGCAGTTTCGTCGACTGTAACTGGTAGTCTTTTCTCAAGGACACGTCCTGCTACAATCACGGAAATCGGTCTTTTAGCATCATCTGTCATATCAACATCTTCAAATACGATTCCTTTTGCACCAGTCCCATTTGTCGGATACACGGAACCTGCTTTGATGATTTTTTTATCATTTACTGCCGTTGCATTTGTTGCGTCTGCTGTGTAAGTTTTCAGTACAAGCCCAACCTCGGATTCGAGAATGTTAGGAGTTGACTCATACTGTTTTGTTTTCATAAAAGCCATAATCTAAATCTCCTTTACTTACTTAAAAATTAACCGGTGCGTTATCGTCTGCCGGTTCTGTTTTGGGGTTCATGCGTGCTGAGTAAGCTTTTGCGTACTTAGCTGCTGGACTATCGTTATCATCTTTTTTCTGTCCCTTGTCTGAATTTCCGCCACCTGGATTCGGAGTATCGTTAAGAACTGCTTTCTCCCATTCAGATTTTGCGTTATCCAGAGCCGCTTTATTTGCTTCGGAAATTCCATCAACAAAAGTTTTGACTTCCTTCATTACGTCTTCAGATTTGTCTGCTGGCATAGACGCAAATGCTTTGATAGCGCTTGCATACGTTTCTGTAGAAAGGCCCGCATTAGCGAAAGCAGACGTAATCTCACTGGAAAGTGCTTTCCTGTTAGATTCAGCAAGTGCTTTTTCCAGGTCGGAAATCCTCTTTTCGTTTTCTGCTTTTTCCTTCTGTCGCTCTGCTTCCTGCCTTTCGGCATCCGTCATATTCTGGGCTTTCAAATCATCCAGTTCCTTTTGAAGGGAATCTGCTTTATCAGCTCTTTCTTTCAGAGAAGTGTTTTTTTCCTTCACTTTTTTTGTCTCTGTTTCAACAGAATCAAGATATTTAGTCACCTGATCTTCAGACGGTTCCTCGATTCCAAAGCCGATAAGTACCTGTTTTGCCTGTTCTCTTGTCATAGAAATCTCCTTTCTTTCAGACCATCACACTTTTTTCACACGGTTCGCTCCGCACATGATCTGTACCCGATTTACGCTCACGGGCTGTTGCATTATTTTTTTTGTATTAAAAAAGGAACCTTGGATGTTATTCCTTGGTTCCTTTGATAATTGAATTTACGAGTTTTGATTGATAGCCGAAGAATTTACCGTTGAATCAATTTCAGCCGAATTCTTACCGTTTTTATCAATCAATTGTTGTGCTTTCTGCATTTCCGCGTCCGGGTCTGCCAGTTCGGGATATACAGTTCCCAAGTAAGGCAAACTCATTTCATATACCTTTTGTGGATCACTAAATAATCCGCAAGTAATCAGTGCAATCAGCGGATGAATTTTATTCTTAAACAGATAGTCAAGAGCCTGTGCTTTGACAAGCATGTTATCTGTCGGGTTTCTGGTTATCTTTACATCAAAATCTCTTGTTGAGATTGAAATATCCTTTGTGGTCTGTCGGATGATATTCAGAATGATTCTGGCACTTGCTTTCTCAGCTTCCC